TGAAGAAACATAACCATTACTGGACATTATGAATCTAACATTTGATAAAGCACCAATCTCATCCATCATTACTGTGGATTTGTTTGGATATTTCTCTACAGGAATCCAACCAGTAGCATCATCTAAATCGTAAGCTGTATCTTCCGATACTATTCCGATAAAAGATTTACCTATTGGTACGGTGTTATAACCAGTTGAGGGATCTACCATAGAGGTTACAGGTCTAGCGTTATTACCCCTAAGAGTTCTAACTGCTTCCTTTACTTCTGCTCTATTAAGAACCATAGCTGCTGTAATATCGGTGTCGGCTGATGCGGTACTTGCGTACTGAATAGTCGTTCCTGCTGCTAAGATTGCTCTCATTAACTGATCAATAGAATCCCCTGCTTGGTCTCCTAGTATTTCTGCTGTCTCGGTTAAGATAGCATCATAGGTCTCCATTTGAACCTTATCAGTAATTATTACATAGTCTCCATACTGAAGGGCTGTAGCGGTAACATCCGTTACACTTAATGCAGTTCCAGATGGTGTTACACCTTCTGTCAAAGCAGTCGTATTGGCTGTTAGGTTTCCGTATTGTCTAAATTTAATAACATTTGTTCCAGAATTTCGGGGAATATCCCTAATCTGTGCAAACCTAGTATGGACAAAAGCAGGAATTGCTCTTTCCAATAAGGCTCTGTCGTAGAAGTTGTTTACTTCCACTGGTATTGCTGTTCTGTCTGTCATTGCCATTTTTAGAATACCTTTCTAATTAAATAATTATGTATACATAAAAAAAACCACCTCTTAAAGAGAGTGGCTCGGTTTTTCCGTATACACTTGTACCTATATTTTACGGTAAAAGTGCGTTAATTACAATGTTCTAGTCTGTGGCAGTTGGCACATAGGGTTCTAAGATTGTCTGGAATATTGTTTTTGTGGTTATAATCTATGTGGTGTACATCTAGTTGTCTAGTATTTTCAGGAACAAAGCCGCATTGCTCACACACATCCCCTTTATGTTGTCTGTATGTATACCCGTTACTCTTGGGTTGGTTGGTATATTGTTTGCGGTGGCATTGTGGACAAAGAATCCCATATTTTGCAGCACCATCTACATATCTTCCTATTCTCTTAACAGGATTTTTACCACAATGTCTACACAACACTCTTTTGTCGTGTTTCCTAATCATTACAGTATTTCGTTGAATGGTCTACCAGTTCTGGGATCTATTCTATCTAGTTTAATATCTGCTCCAGCATCTATTGTTTGTTGCTGTGATCTGGAAACTATCTCGGCTATCTGCTGTGGTACAGGGGTATATCTACCTTTTGCTATGAACCACTTGTAGCCGTTTGGCTGTACTGATTCAAATGCACCAGATTCAACAACCTGATATGTTTTCATCTTTTCTTTAATAGTTAGTGCGTTCCATTCAGTATCGGTTAGCATAACTCTAGTCTTATCTTTTGCTGTCTCACCCTTTTTATCAAATGCCCAAGATACTACACCAGCTTTTTGACCAGCTTCTAGTGGTATCAATATACTCACTGTAGGTTGTCCAAGTAATCTTTCCTTCATAGCAGTGGCTTTCCTGTAATGACTTTTATTTACTCGTTTTTCTTCTGCTGGTTTAGGTGTCTCGGTTATACTAGCAACTTTCTTTACTTCTTCTTCCTTATCCTCACCTTTAACTACATCTTTAGCTTCTATAGTCCTAATGGATGCAATCAATGGTGCTTTAGTCTTAAATGCCTTTACATCTTCTTCAGGCATACCCAATTCTACAAGTTTTGCTTGTAGGTCTTTAACTGTTAATGTTTCTAATTCCATAATATCCTTTCAATAAATAATTAAAACACTAAATTATATGTTCCATCTCTTAACTCATAATTGTCTGAACCGCCTGTGAGTATTTCATCACCGTTTGCATTGTCTGTGATAGTACCACCGCGGTTGATGTAATACGGGTAGTCCCAATATGGTCGTGGTTTTGGGTAGTCTCTAATGATTATCGGGTTACTCCAGCTATTTATTACTGTGGATGTCTCTAGCTTGAACTCTTTCCAATCTTTAGGTAGTAACTTCTTTATCTTAGTAAAAAACTCCCCTAGATTTATATCGTTCTCTAGTTTTATAATTTTTCTTTTTGTGTCTAGTTGTACTTTCATAATTAGTGTTGCTGAAGCACTGCTCTTTTCTGTGCTTCAAAGTCTGCTTTTGGTGCTGTTTTCCAATCTTGCTTACTACCTTCTGGTGATCTAGCTGCACCACCTTTTGTTTTAGTTGCATCTGCTTTGCTTTGGGCTACTCTCTCTGCTTTTGCACCCATCTTCATGAGATCACCTGATGCTAATCCTGCTGCAATAAATCTTACAGGTATTCTGCTGTATGGTTTGCTTCCATCTTTGGGATCTACATAGTTCATGTATTTTAATATTGCGGGTTTGTATTTAGCCATTTCAGGCTGTTCTCTTACATAGTTATCTACTTCTATACCATCTTTAGTGGCTTGTAGTTCTGCTCTAACTCCTGCTGTTTGTTTGTCTACTATAGTACCTATTGTTTTAATATCATCTTCATCTACATCTTCTCCGTATTCTGGTGGTGGGGTAACAATACCTCTGGTTTCAATCTCTAGTTTATCTACATCTATTTCTTTTTCTTCATCCTCATGCTCTTTTATAGCCTTTGCATCTCCTACATCTTCAGCATTTGTAGGTTCATCACCTTCTTTTGCTACCACTTCTGCTGCGGGTGCTTCAACTACTTCTTCTTCTGCTGCTGGTGGGGTTACTTTTACATCTGTTTCATCACTCATTTAGGTTTTTCCTTTAATAAATTGATACTGCTTATTATAGATTGATAACTAGACTATTGTCAATTATCTTGTATTGCTCTAGCCTTCTTCAAAGACTCCTTAGTGTAGTAAGGATCATCATTCTTCATTTCTTGTTCTGGTGTGTCTAACCTTTTAATCCAATAATCGGGTATAGCAACAACATCTTCATATATCTTTAGTGCTTTCCTCATATCTTTCATTTCTTCTTCAGATACATCTCCGTCAAGAATGTGTCCTTTAAGCATCTCAATGTCCGTATTAAGCATTGTAACCACTAATTGCCATCCAGCACTGGTTTTAAGACCAAGAAAACTGGCTTTAGCTGCATTTATATCTGCTTCTGTCTTGAATAGTTGTTTCATACAAATCTTCCTGTCTTTTGGTCTATTTTTCTATGTAGATACTCTCTTTTCTTTATCTCACTTATCTTTCTCCTGTGGTCACCACTCAACTTCTTTCCTGTTTGGTGTATTGCGTTATGATCCGCCTTCATTATTAGTTCTAGGTTCTCTAACCTATTATCGTCTTTTACACCGTTTTACTGACTATTATACGCTACTAGGTGTTGCTATTCCAGAGGTTTGTGATGGTTGTATTGGTTTTGGTGCAGCCTGACTTGATGCACCTATTGGTTGTGGAGTACCTCTGCCCTCTTGGAAATCAGCAGCAGTTGGATCTTCAGGGAATAATTCAGGGTTAGTCTTTTTAATTGATAATGCCTTCTTGTGTGTCTCTATATGAGCATAAGTAGCATCTGTTTCTTTAGCTTTTGCGTGTACTTCTAAATGAACATTGTGGTCATCCTCTACCTTTACTGGAACAGTCTTGTCTTGACTTAATAATACATTCTGATCTTCAGCTATTCTCTCATCTATTGTAGGTGGTAATAATCTGTCTAGTTCATCCTTAGATAAACCGTGTAATGTTCCTAGCTTCTTTAATCCATATCTTCTATTGGTTGTAGGATCTTCAAACACAAACCCCAGATACACTGTTAATGACTGTCTTTCTTCTAACTGTTTGGCTCTGGATAGTATGTTTGATTCAATCTTTACATCAGGTGAGATGTTTGGTATGAAGTCTCCCCTCTTTAGAGGTCTCCACTTAGCACCAAATGCACCAACTATTCTTATTATCTTCTCATCAATCTTCTCTGCGAAATTCTCATCATACAAGGAGAACCAGTGAAACCAGAATCCTTTTTCACTCCATCCAAATATCTTAGCTGCTAGTGAGTATCTTGTGTCTACTTTTGAAGAAATAAGGTTTAGTTCTCCTAGAGTTCTTTCTTGATCACTCATAGCACCTTGCTGTATTTCAGGTGTAGCTGTAGCTTTCTGTGCTGAAGCATCCAGTGATGTATATATAAAGTCTAACAGGTTCATGTTAGGTGATGCTTTGTTAATAGGTTGAATAGCACCAGCAACGCTGCCACCTTCTACAATGTCTGCTGGTACAAACTTGTTGAACTCAAAGTTAAGGTCGTTTCTGTTTCTAATCCTGTTGGAGTCATACACATACATTGGATGTATATCAGCCTTCATAGCCTTTAGCCCTAAGTTCTGTGCTACTGCTCTTGCTCTCTGTTTGTCCTCTGTTAAATCTGGAATACTTGTACCATCCCAATCATGTGCTGTTGGGTATAAAAATCTGTCAACTATTGGGAATAGGATTCTCTTACCAAACTTTCTCTCAATCTTTTGTATACCTACAACTTTACCTCTCTCATTAGCCAAGAACACTTTGTATTTTTCAGGTCTTTCCCCACCAAGTGTTGCGTGGGTATACCAAACTGTTATGTTGTACTGTGCATTATCTCCTAGTTCTTTCTCGCCTTCATTTTTCAGTGATGCTTGTCTACCTTGTGCTTCATCTCTAGCTTCTATCGCACTGGTTAATATTGAGTGCATACCACCACCAAAGTTTATATTTTCAAATTTAAGACCTTCCTTAAAGAAATGTGGATGGTCTAACATATCCTGTTTGGTCATCTTTATTTCATAGCCACCAAATCTCATAGCACCCTTACCAGCCCTGTTACCATTGACTGACACTCCTAGTGGATCATGTAAGAATAGTAATGGATCTATAACCGAAGGCATTGGTACAAACATATTGTTCTCTGGATCTCTCTCATATTCTTCCATAGCCACAAGACCATGACCAAAGAAACAAGTGTCCCAATCCCAATCATAATCTAATTCAGCTTTCCACATCTCGTCATAATCAAACTTAGCCATAGCTGTTAGGTTGTCTGCTGTTTCTTCATCCCCTTCTTCTCTACCTTCAAACTCAACATCAAGTCTATCTACATATAATGATGCTAGAACTGTCTGCATAACAGTGAACATAGTTGTATCACCAACTGCTGTTTTATCTCTCTTTTGATTGTTGTATAGTTTTAGTCGGATTTCTGCTTCATCTTTTTTAGGCTTCTGGTTCTTCCAAGCCAAGTTATATTCAGCTTTAACCTGTGCTGATAGTTTTGTATAGTCGTTAATAGGTTCGTCTATCTTCTTTTCTTCTTTAGCTTTTTTATTTTGCTTTTTTGCCATCTTTTTTACCTTCAACTTTTTCTCTGTTACTTTCAAATGTGTCTAAATAATGTTTGGTCTGTGGATCTACCTTATCAATTCCTAACAACTGTTCTATTGTAGCTTCTGCACCAGCCCATATAAGGTCTCGGCACTCTCCTATCTGATCCTCTGTTAGCTTTCCATTCTTAGCTGTTGGTGTAATTATAATATACTGACTGTATATTTGTCCCTTAAACGCTACTAAGTATTCAAAATATTCTTCTCCAATCATCCTAACAACAACCTGATTCTTCATGTATAAACCAGCCTTGATAATTTTCACTCTACCTATGTCTTTTTCACCTTTTAGTTCTGTTTTTTCCATATTGTTATTATATCATTCCTAATACTTTACTTAGTAATTCTCTCAAAGGCTATGGTAACTGAATCATTCTTTCTATTCTCCATTAACTCACTGTCTACGGTTTCAGTACGCACAATCTTCTTGCTAACTAAATGAACTGTAATAGATCCATAGTTCATACCTCTGATACTCTGGATGAGTAGTGCTTCATCCTTTGTTAGTTCACACGCATACACTTCTTCTACCTCATAGGGTTTGAAATCACTCATAGTACCCCTCTCTCAAAGTCTACTGGTGGTGTGTGTGCTGCTCTGTGGTATGGATCATCTCTAATTGGTTTCACTGTTGCTGGTGGCATTGTTATCAACTCCCTATAACCTACGGCAAATGTCCTGAATGAATCAGCACCATGAGATGACCAGTCATGCTCGGCTCTATTCTTGAACACTTGGTTTTCTTCATCCCACTCCTTGTGATAGCTTCTTAGTGCTGATAGACCTCTATCGCATTTCTCCTTATCAAACCAGCACCTGCTTAGTGAGTTTCTAACAGCCTGTATACCCTCTACTACCGCTAGATTCTTTCCAATCTCAAAGGTTATACCAAGACTTTTTGCTGTCTCATATCTACTCTTACCAGTACCTAGTTCCCTTACCTTAATATCATGTGGTGCGAAATGTCTGCCGTAAATATATGGTTTGTCTGTTAAGTATTTGATGTAGTAGTTTATCCCCTCTCCTGAACTCTCATAATAATCTATGAAGTGTATCTCTTGTCCTACGATCTGGAAGAACCATATAGACATAGAATCATCTATCCCTAGATCCCAAGATGTATGCACTGGAGTGTTCATATCATAAGGAACACTGGCTATCCTACCTTCTTCATCCGCTAACATCAGTTGTTTAGCGTAGTAAGAACCTTGTATTGGTACTTCAAAACTACACATATACTCCTGTTGGTAGAGTGCATCCGTTCCATCTTTCCTAAATATCTCATCATATTCTTGATTCAATACTGCTGGTGCTATTGCTTTGGTTGTTTCAACATCTAATACCTCTGTATGCCACACATCAGGGAAGGCTCTTGCTGTGTCCAGTAATGTGTACCCGTGATTCTTACCTCTTGGTGTGTATATGAATACAGCCCAGCCACCATTCTCTGCAAGTATTGGTCTAACATAGTCCCAAGCTGCGGGGTTTTGTAATGACCATTCAGAGAATACGCAGCCAATAGGATTAGCACCCATAA